CACGCCGCTCACGAACAACACTGGCCTGCAGGGCACGAGTGGCGTGGGCAATGCGTACGCGGCCACGACCGCTCTCGTAACGGATGGCTGGACCGCGACGACCACGATCCTGAAGAAGGGCGACATCATCACCATCGGCACGGCGGGCACCGCCACCGCGGTGAACAGCGTGCACCCGGAGACGAAGGTGTCGACGGGGCGCCTCAAGCGCTTCGTGGTCACGGCCGACACCGTCACGGATGGCTCGGGCAACTCCACGATCACGGTGTCCCCGGCGATCATCTACGGCGGCGCGTACCAGAACGTCTCCGTGGGCGTGGCGGATGGCCTTGCGATCACGGTGCTCGGCGCATCGGGCACGACCTACGGCCAGTCGATCGGCTTCCACAAGGATGCGTTTGCGTTCGTCACGGCCGACCTCGAGGACCCGTCTCGCTATGGCGCCTGGGGCGCGCGCGAAACGTTCGACGGCCTCTCGCTGCGCATCTGGCGACAGGGCGATATCGCAAGCGGCAGCTTCCCGTGTCGACTCGACATCTGCTTCGGGTGGGCACCGATCTACCCCGAGTGGGCTGCTCGTCACGTCTACCTGCTGTCGTAAGGAGCCATGTCATGAACGATCTCTTTCGACAGGACGGCGTGACCGTTGCCATCCCCGCCAGCGGCTCCGCGGAGCTTCCCGGCAAGGGCGATGTGCTGCGAGTGCTCGTGAACCCGGTGAACCTTTCGGGCGGTGGTGTGAATCCGGTGGTGTTCGTTGCCACCGGGCCGAAGGCCGAGCTGACTGCGAAGCAGGGCTATCCGGTGTTCGCAGGCTCCGAGGCGCTCTTGAAGATCGGTGCCGATCACAAGTACGTCGCGGTTCACGCAGAAGGCTCACCAGCCTTCACGCTGCTCACGCGTGGATGGATGGGCGGTGATGTGCCGGCGACGAAGGTGGAAACACCCAAGACGCAGGCGCGCCCCGCCGCAGCCACATCACGCCCCATCTACGACCCCCAGACCGGTGAGCGCGTGACTGCCTCATCTGAGGAGCCCAGCACATGACTCAGGTTACCTACGGTGCACAGGATCCGATTTCGTGCCCCTTCCAGTACGAGGTGCCGCTCACCGGATTTGCGATCGCGGCCTACGCCTCGTTCCTCCATCTGAACCCGGCCGGCACGCTTGCGACCGGTGCGGTGACGTTGCCGCTGAATCCTGCCGATGGGCAGTGCTTCGGCATCATCTCCACCCAGACGCAGACGGCCATCACGATCACGGCGAACACGGGCGACACCATCGCCAACACCGTGACTGCACTGGTGGCGCTGACTCCCGTCTGGTGGCGCTACCACCTGGCGACGCGCACGTGGCGGCGTACGGGTTGATCCCCTCGGGGCCGGGACACCACCGGCCCCTGTCTCGTGGAGGTGAGCGATGGCAACCAGCACGGCGTTCCTGCCGAAGACGACGACGAAGACGCTGACCGCCGGGGCTGCAAGTTCTAGCGCGTCATGGAGCAGCGCCGATTGCGACGGGGACTGCGTCCGGATTCTCAATCTCAACACTGAGCCTGTGTTCGTGCGCATCGGTAAAGGTGCACAGACAGCAACGCTTTCGGACATCCCGGTCGGTGCCGGCGCGACGGCGATCCTCGGGTGCGCTGCGAATGCGGACACCATCGCGGTGATTGTGGCCGGGGCAGGTGTTCTCAGCGTCTTTGCCACCAAGGGCGAGGGCGTGTGAGTGCCACCAATCTCGACCTGATAACGAGCGCGCTGCGCAAGCTCAATGTGCTGGACGAAAACGAGTCGCCCTCAGCAGAGCAGGGCATTCAGGGACTCGCTGCACTCAACGACATGATGGCCGACATGGCGAAGGACGGCATCCGCCTTGGCTGGTATCCGCAGACTGATCTTTCGGCCACCGCGCCGGTGGCGGACGAGAACATCCGCGGCGTGAAGTACTGCCTGACCGTGGAGCTCGGGGGTGAGTACGACATCACCGTGCCGGACTACGTGCTAGTGACTGCGAGCAACGCCTATGCGCGCCTCGCCAAGGGCGCACAGCGCTACTTCGAGAGTGACCTGACAGGTCTGCCACAGGGAGATGCGGGCTGGTGGGGCTGGCCCCCGCCGTGAGCCTGCCGCTACCCATCGGTTCCTACAAGCTCCCGGTGCCGGGGGCTTCCACGCGCGTGCTGCTGAACTGCTACGCGCAGGAAGCGCCGCCCGAGAAGCCCAACGAAGAGCCCGTCACGCTGATCCGTGCGCCGGGGATTGCTGCGTTCGGCGACACCGCCCAGGCGGAGGTGCGCGGCTTCACCCAGTTGGGCGACACGCTCTTCACCGTCGCAGGCTCGAAGCTGTGCTCGGTGAGTTCGGGCGGCACCGTCACGCTCCTGACCGGAGCTGCGATCTCGGGCAACGGCCCGGTGCGCGTCGAGAATAACGGCACCGACATCGTCGTAACCCCGGGCAACGGCGATGGCTTCACCTCGGACGGCTCGACGGTTGCACAGATCACGGATCCGGACTTCACCACGGATGGCGGTGGCGCTGATGTGGTGTTCCTCGACCAGTACTTCGTGTTTCGACGCCCTGGTACGGCCCGTTTCTTCAACAGCGGGCTCAACGACACCACCTTCAACGCGCTCGACATCGCCACGGCCGAGGGCGCGCCTGGGGCTCTCAACGGTCTGATCGCGAATAATCGCGAACTGATCCTCACGAAAGAGAAGTCCATCGAGCGCTGGTACGACGCGGAGAACTCGCCGGGCTCGCCTTTCAGCCGCTCGCCGAACGGCTTCTATGAGATCGGCTGTCGGGCGGGCGAGAGCCTCGCGAACCAGGACAACTCGGTCGCGATGCTCGCGAACGATCTCACGTTTCGCAGGCTGACAGATATCTGGCGCCGGATCAGTAATCACGGCGTCGAGTCGGTCCTGCAGCGCATGGAAGTGACGAGCGATTGCTTCGCTCTGCCATATTCGCAGGAAGGTCACCTGTTCGTGGCCTTCACGTTCCGCAATGCCGGGCGCACGTTCGTGGTGGACTTCACCACGGGCGAGTGGCATGAGCGCGATTCGATCATCGACACGGTGAACATCGGGCGTTGGCGCCCCCAGTGCATCATCCAGGCCTACGGCAAGCAGATCGTCGGCGACTCGGCGAGCGGCAAGCTCGGGATTCTCGATCCCGACACGCACGAGGAATGGGGCGAGCCGCAGCGCATGAGCTGGACCTACCAGCCTGTCGTCGCCCAGCGCCGTCTCGTCTCGCATCGGCGCTTCGAGCTTGGGCTCTCCGCAGGACAGGGCACGGCAACGGGTCAGGGTGAGAACCCGCTCGCGACGCTTTTCGTCTCGGACGATGGCGGCAACGTCTATCGCGCGCGCCCGGTCCGCTCAGTCGGCCGGCTCGGTGAATACCGAAAGCGCGTGCAGTGGTACAACCTCGGCTCGTCCGAGCAACGTGTTTATCGCGTGGACATCACCGATCCCATTCGGATGTTCATCATCGACACGCAGCTCGATGCAACGGGAGGGCGGTGATGCCGATCTCCTACGAGGTGGACCTGTCGGGACTCGAGGCGGTGCCGGTCGAAGCCATACGAGGCGCGCTGGAACTCGGCGACGCGCTGCCCACGCAAGCGCAGATGTACGAGATCGAGGCGGAGCTTGCAAAGCTCCCGCAGGCGGACTTCTCGCTCATCAATCGCTTCGCCGACGGGCTCTATGCCCGTCAGGTGACGATCAAGAAGGGCTGTTTGCTCACGAGCAAGATCCATCTGAAAGAGCACTTCGCCTTCATTCTCACCGGGGACATCAGCGTCTGGACGGATGAGGACTACCAGCGCGTGAAAGCTCCGCAGGTACTCATCACGCAGCCAGGAACCAAGCGCGTGCTGCTGGCACACGAGGAAACCGTGTGGATTACCGTGCATGCAACTAAGGCGAAGACGGTCGAGGAAGCCGAGGCGGAACTCGTCAGCAATGACCCCGCCCTGATAAACGAAGCGAGG